GGTCCTCCGTTATACAACCACTCGTCGAGGGTTGCAGCTTCCCAGATTGGGTAGAAGTGAAGACCGATTGCATTGCTTGACGGGACAATGGCTCCCGAGATGATGTTGTTTCCATAGAGTAATGCTCCTGATACAGGTTCTCGAATACCATCTATGTCAACTGGTGGGGCAGCTATGAAAGCTATGATAAATGCTGTTGCAGCGGTTAATAGTGCAGGGATCATGAGTACACCAAACCAACCGACATAAATTCGGTTGTTGGTACTCGTAGTCCAGTCACAGAAACGCTGCCAGTTGTCAAATGGTTTTGTTAGTGTGGCTGTAGTCATTTATAAAAAAGGTTTAAAAAATACCTGGAATGATTTGTCCAGTAGTGACGTATGCTCCTATTGCAGCAACGAATCCAATCATGGCTAATTGACCATTTGTTTTTTCGGCTTGCTCCATAAGGAAGTTCTGTTCGTTTTCGTTCATTAGTATTGGGGGTGTTTCTTTTGCAAAAATATTTTGCTTACCGTATTCGGTAATTGTAGTCATTAGATTAAAAGATAGGTGAACGGCGATGATGAACTGTCAGGTCGCCATGTCTATCTAGAAATCAATATTAGATCTATCTAATTTTTCTAATATATCTTGTCTGTAAGCTGGGTCCATATCATATTGAGGATCACTCATAGCCTTTACTACTTCAGCTTGGCTTCTGAACACATCACCTGAGCTTCTAGGAGCTTTACCAGATAACATTCTACCTTCATAACCATTAGCATTTTCGTACTGAGCTTTAAGACCAGCGATAGCTAGTTTAATAGCATCGGTGTTTCCTGTTTCTACTATACCATCAAAAGCATTAATAGAATTTTGATCTAAATTTTCACCAGCCCAATTAACTATATTACTATACTCAGCTTCTCCACCAACTGAATTTTTAACATTATTTATATCAGCATCCGATATATCTACAGAAGCTGTTTCTTCAGCAGCAGGTTGTTTTTGCTGCATTTCTATATAAGCATTGACAATATCCTTACTGCTCATTTGTGAAAACTTTTCTATAGTTTCAGCGGATACTGTATTATCATTTGCGTAATACTCAGCTGATGCTTCAGTAATCAAGTCAACTGCTTCAGAATTTTCGTAAGTTTCTTTCGTTTCTTCTGAATTTTCTTCTGACTCATCTGATTCGGAGTCCCCAGTTGATTCGCTATCTTCATCACTTTGTCCTCCAAACTTTTTTTGAAGTTCGACATAAGCCCTTTCTAATTCTTCTGCGTTTTTATATTTACCAGCAAGTAATTGTTCTTGCTCAGCTACCATCTTCTCACCAATTTCCAGAGATTCCTGTTCGTCTGGTGTTAGGTTTCCTAGATCTGTAGCTGAATCAGGATCAGTATTTAGTGTTAATGTTTCTGCCATATTTATTCAGTAGGTGGTTCCTCTTCTTGAGGTAATAATTGTGGATTCTTAGATGGATCAACTATAGGTGAACCTGCTAATTGACCAGCTTGCTCAAGCAATGCTTGTTGTTGTGCAGCTTGTTGTTGTTCCTGCATTTCCTGTTGCATTTGTTCTTCAGTCTTAACAAGGTTCAATATATCAATACCTTGTGCAGCTGCTAATCGTTTGATAGCTTCTGAAGGATTGATAAATTTCATCTAAGCTTCTGGACCTAATGTTTGTGCAATAGTTGTAACAAAAGCAGTTAAGCTTTCTCTATCTTGACCACGACCTAAAGCATTAACACCTGCCACAATTTGTGGACGTACTAAATCTTTAGGTATATTTGGTAATTCTTTACTACGTTGTAATACAAGTAGTGTTCTGTTTAGGTATGGTACCAGGAATTCAACCGTGAGTAGTGAGAATAGACCTCCGAGCTGTTGTTCTAATTCTAACTGAGTAAGTCTAACTTCTTCAGCTGTAGTACGTTCGGATTGCCGTACATTTAATTGCATAAATGCTTCAGCTATTCTTCTCTCTAATGTTTGAGTCATTGTTGCAGCTGTAGAAAAATCAGCTGTTTTACCAACTTGAATTACTGCTACATCATCTGGTTTACCTTGTACAATTGCACCGTTACCAGCATCTGCAATTGTTTTTGGTTTAGTTGTTGAACTTGGAGACACAAGGAAGATAACCTTACTTGCGGCTGCAGCACCTTCAACTAACGCTTGACTTAAAGCTTCTAATGATTTTAAGTCACCTATAAATTCTTCAACTCTGCCTCTGCCATAGTCTTCACCATCGACAGTATTGAATCTTAATGGGAGCCAAGGACTAGCTTTCTTAGGAGATGTACTACGGCTGTTAGGTAAGATTTTATCAAATGCTTCCTGATGCCAGATCCATCTACCACTTTTCTCGTCTAGTCTGACGTAGGTATACACCTCAACATCATCCCTGTCAGAACTGTTGGTTTCATCAACCACTGAGTTAGGTTCTTTGTCTGGTAAGTCAAGACCTAGCACAGTTCTACTTATTAATTCCTTGGTAACTATTTCTAGGACGTTACCATTTCCATCTCTGTTAACAACATACCTATTTAATGGGAAGTTTTTTAAACCATCCTT